CTAGCTCAAAACCTTTTATAGAAAAAGGAATGTTACTACTTGTATCTGTTATCTTTAATGCTACAGCAAAGCCTGAGCCTTCTACAGCTTGTCTCGTTATAGGTAAATCTCCTTGTCCGTATGCTGAAGTACCGTATATACCAGCACCATAATTAGCACCACTACCAGATGTTGTTAAAGTAAATACACTTGGCTGTGGTGTTTCTATATCATCATAATTATATTTTAAATACATATTTGCACTAACTTCACCCTCTGGCTTCCAATTAAGATTTACTCTTTGCATATTTTTTCTAACACCCGGATCTCCCATTGTTATATCTGGTGATCGGTATGTTGCATCAATGTTTGCTGTTCCCCCAGCCCTTGTCCACACATTGCCTGAATCTTGTTTGTAGATATACCCATCATACCCACCATGCACAATCGTTTCTGTGTTACTTATATAATCAGAATCACAACAAGAAACTTTTAATCCTTTTATATCAGCATACTCATAGCCCATTTGCTGTGAATTTGGATTGACTTTAATCGTTGCAATTATTCCTTTTTGTGATCCTTCTAAACCTCCTGTTACAGGATAGAACAAACGATATTGTGATTTATCTCTTACTACTAATGATGTAACATTATCATAACCAATATCATTAATTCTATCTTGTATTTGTTTTGATACAGTACCCAATTCTACGTCACCAATTCTTGTAGTACCAGCAATTGTTCTAATACCGTCAGCTGATAAGAATATAATATCACCACCAAGCTCTTGGATAGAATGATTTGCAATAGTACCCACATTTTTAGCAACTTCAGCTAATGCAAAGTTACTTGAACTGGTACCTGTTATTTTATAAATACTTGTTTGGCAAAATATAAAAAGCTCGTCACGGAAAACTTTAAGGCCTGTAACTACGTCACCAACTTTTATTTCACCAGCATTTGTATCAAAATCATCTTCTGTAAATGGTCCAGAAAATATTACAGAATGTGTAGAGTTAGACATACCTCCATAAAACATATGATTAGCAAAAGATTTTACAAATTTAGGATTAGTAGGAGCTGTACCTCCACCTGTAGCATTTATTACATCTTCACTGTAGCTTGTGTCAAGTGTAAAAGCTGCAGCTGCTCCAGTAGCAATGATTATTTTATCTGTACCATTGTAATTATACTTATCAAAATCGTATGTGTATGTTGTACCTTTACTTGTTGCTCTACTTGTCCAACTACCACTTGTTGTTCCAGTATATACTGTTCCTCCTCTTGCTGCAATTATTATATCATTAAATATTGCAGACATCAAAACTCTTTCATCAGCAGAAGATACTTGAGGCACAATAGTTGAATTATATTTTGTTGTACCATTAAGTCTTCTATAACCACCTGTTATGTCAGGCTCAAAATTAGATAGTTGTAATGCTTCACCCGGATGCATGGTAAACACATCTTTATTAAGTATTAGTCCACCAGCACAACTGGCAGTAAATGGTTTTGTATAAGAAGTATCAGGCATTTATATTCTTGTATCCCTCATATAACCTTTTGTGTTTATGTATTCTGTACGTATAATCTGCATTTGATTTTTGTACTCTTCGTAAGCCATTTGAGCAGCTTGTGGATCAGAACGAAGTATGTAAGCATAGTACTTAGCTCTGGTTGTAATTACATCTTTAAATCTGTCATCTAAATCCATAGTATCTCCATGAGCAGATAAATCTGTATGCACTTTCCAATACTCGTACTCTATAGAGTAGTTGCTTTGATCAGGTACAGGAGATAAGCCAAATTTTTTGTCTTGTGTTGGGTATACATATTCAGGTACTCCTAAATGAGATTCAGAGTTAGCCAAATCTGTTGTCAAAAAATTAGTGTTCCAATCGTCATAAGATATGTATGTTAATTTTTTTACAGGAATATCCTCAGATATTCTTACATAGTCTACATCTAATTGTACTCCAGATGCAGTTTCAAAATAAATATATGTTGTTTGAGCTGTTGCTGTAAATGTTGTATCTAAAATAGCACCTTCACCAAAATTTTCTACAGACTTTGTTGTGTCTAAAACTTCTCCTCCACTTGCTGTAGTTCCTACTTTTATAGCTAAAGTACTTGTAGAACTGTTAGGACTCATAACCCTAACTTGTAATCTGTATGCTGTATTTTTTACCGTTGATATAGATTGATATGCTGCTGCATCGTTTAAGTTTAATCTACCGTTACCACTACTGGTATAAGACGGAGAACCATCTCCTGTAGTCCATCCAGTTATATTAGATGTAAACTCCCCATTGGTTACAAGTTCTTTTGGTCTTAATCTAAATGTATCCCAATCTATTTTTCTGTATGCAAGATCACCAGTTTGAGGTGAATTTGAAGATGGTAAAGAGTATGTTCTTTGCCCAGTGTGTGTTACTTGTATAGTTGATTTATATAAGTCAGGAATTTCAGATAATGAATTGTACACTTCATGCATAGCTTTTAGCACAAATTTCTTTACAGATGTTTGTACACCTCTGCTACTAGAAAATGTAGAAGATGTTAATTCTGCTTCGTTTAATTCGTTTAGTACGTTATTTACTAATACTAGGTATGTTGTTGCCATCTAACAATTCCACTTACGTAATGATTTATTAATTCTTGAATTAGGATCTCTTTTTTTCTTAGCTCCTGTTAGTTTCTTTTTCATTCCACTCATTCTTGCACAGAAACTTGCTCTTCTCTTAGCTGCTTTTGATCCTCTTTTTAATTTGGATGGTTTGGTTGTTACAGCTGTTTTTAACTTTGATCCGGGGTTAGCTTTTCTATAGGAAGCTACTCCTTTTTTATTTAATCCACCGGATTTAGACTTACCTTCTTTTCTTTGCCAAGCTGGAGTTTTAGCCACGTTTTTTTATCTTTCCACCATGTCTTACTTTAGCAGTTTTAGCAGATCTTCTAAAGTTAGCAGCAGTTGGTGCTCCTTTAGCTCCTACTTTTCTCATTTTTTCTCCAGAACCTGCTGCAATTCTTTTTCTCTTAGCATGAATGTTTGCATATAATCCGGGTTTTTTAGCCATTGTTATCTTTACTTTCATTATCTTTATTTAATTTTTGTAATATTAAATTTAAACTTTGTTCAATAGATGTCATACGAATTTCCATGTCCTCTATTTTACTTGCATCACCGTTAATCTTACTTGGTGCTAGGGATACAATTTTTTGTGTTGATCGTTTATTCCAAACTGTCATAGTCTATCCTTATGGTAGGCAGGGGAGCTTATAACCCCCCTACCCAATGGTTATATTTTAGTTGTGGTCAGTTTCGTCTATACCAGAAATGTCACACATTACAGCCCAAGCTCTAACTTTGCCTGAATCGTCTTGTGCTCCCAGAACTTTAACGTCAAGTGTATCTGCAGAACCGTAAACAGTTCCTGAGTTAGATACATTTTCCACTAAGCCTGCATATCCAGTTGAAGTAGAATCATAACCGTCTACATAACTGTCAACATCTCCTCCGTCACCTACGTCTAGTGTAACACCACTAGCAGAAGCAGTTAATACTTCTATACCAGCATTGATAACTAAAGTTTCAGCAGGAATGTCTAGCATTTGCACAACATCATTTGCTGCAGGATCGAAAGATGAATAGTCAACTGTATTTTCAACTAAATAAGGTGTCCTTCCATTAGAAGGATGACCTGTAGTACCACCTTTACCGGTTTTATCATATGTTGCCATAATTAATTACCCTTCTAAATTAAGAATTAAGATCCATAAGGCCTTTAAATACACCTTTGAATCCAGTTGTTGTTTCACCACGAAGTACTTTTCTTCCGAATACGTGTAAACCACGAACTATATCAGAAAAACTATCTGGATCACGAATTACTTCTGTTTTAGCAATATGTGAAGCAGTTGCTACTGAAGACATATGTCCATACAGAATTAATGTTTGACCAGAAGTACTTGAAGAACCAAAAGTATGTGTTGCAGCTGAACCTGTTGAACCTACTGCAATAGCATTTGATTGGTATAAATCAAAGCCATGTAGTGGTCTATCAGTTACTCTACCATTTAATAATGGTGAGCCTGATGCAGTTACAGATGCATCCATAATTTTTGCATCAGCTTGTCTCAACACCTCATAAAATCCGGGTGGAGCAACAAGCCAACGGTTTTCTTCAGGTACATCGTTTTTATCTAATTCAGCTGCTGCTTGAGCTACAAGATTTGCTACTTCATCACCAGTATTAGCTGATGTTCCTTGAGTACCAAGAGTTCCTGTAGATGCTACAGCATTGTCATAGATATTTTTAAGTACGTTGTAATCGTAAGCTTTCTTCAAGGTATATGCACCTGAAGATGTAGCTAGAGCTTCCCAATTTACATGAGACTGCCTTTCCTCGATGTCATCAACCTTAAATGCAAAATAGTTGCCTTGATCAATAGTCAATTGAATTTGATCATCAGCAAGTGTTTGCGTATTTACAGTTTGGCCACGAGCATAGGAAGCAACAGTAATTGATGGCTCTTTTAGTATGTTTACAGTGTCACCAAAGTTTTCAATTTCTCCAGTATAGTCTGTGTTAGTAATTGCTTCTGCCACAGATGCTCTACGGAAATATTTAAGAACTTTCTGACTGTAAATAGCTGGTGCCCAATTACCTGAAGGTAAATTCTGATAACCGGCTGCCAATCCCATTGTTGCCATAATAATTGTCCTCTACTATTATTCGTTAATAACACGACCAGACTTCATAGCCTGATCAATCTCTGATTCATACTTCTCAAACTCCCATGGTTTGAGTCGTTGAATATCCGAAATCTTCCAAACTTTATCATTCTGCCCAACATTTACATCTCGGCTAGTAGCCTTAGTAACTGCTTTAGCAGCATCTTTAGTTTTGGTTGCTTTCGGTTTTCTGCCTATACCAGCATCTACTTTATACAAGTCAACAGTCCTACTTGCCCAGACAGGATCAGTATTATTTTTCGTAATACCTTCAGAAATGCTTTTGGGCTGTTGTTCAAGCCATTGTAAAAACTCCGGAGAGTTCTTAATATCTTCAAAATCAGGATGAGTATGTAACAGCTGTTTGTAAGCAGATTGAACTTTTAACTTTTGTTCACGTTCAGAAATACGACCTATTTCAGCCTGTAAATCTTCTACCTGTTTACTTGCCATCTTGTGAGAGATAGTTTCAACTACTTGGTATACATCTGGATACTTGTCTTTAAACTGATCTAAATCTTCATCTGTCTTTGGTGGAGCATATTTAGGAGTCTGTTTTTCAGCAACTTTAGCTTGTGCTTCCAAAGTCTCCTTCTCTTGCTTCCATTCGGACAGTTTCTTATCATAGTACGTTTTAAGATCATCATATCTTTTCTTATACTGTACTTCTGTATCTCCACCCATAATTCCTTCTGGTTCTGGGCTTGAAGTCTTTGAGTCCATAAAACCTTCTACTTCCGGAGTGGCTTCCATCGTGGCCTCGATGTTAGTGTCCTCAGTTTCAGTTACTTCCTCTTTAGCTGCATCTACTCTATCTTTACCCTGAAACATATTTGTTCTTGGATCTTCTTCAAGTGCAGCAGCTTTATTGTGCATGCTAGTTTTCTTTTTTGCCATGTTATTCCTCCTTTACAGTGCCTCAAAAAATGAGGGTGGCCGTTGTTGGTTGATTAATCCAGTGCTAGTTGGCTACTAGGTGGCTGGAATTGTTTTAGACTTAATTGTCTAAATTCTTTTTTTTCTCCATTTCCCACATATTGGGAATAAGAGTCATTGCTAATCCTACAGCTAAATTTATTTTAGGACTTTGCAACATTAATTCTTTAAAATCGTTTGGATTATCTAAATATATTTCTCGTAATGTGTATGCAGATACTCCGGTAAGTGCTGCAGCTTTCTTACCATAGAATTTTAAAAATTTTTTAAATTCAGTATCTTTAGTAAAATATTTTTTAACGTTATCCATATTTACTTGAAAAACTCCATAATCAGGAGCTGATTTTCCTATTCTTTCTCTACCTCCTTTGCTTTCAATTTTAGCAAAGTATTCAAGTGCTTCCGGATTGTACATACCTATTTCTTTTAATTCATAATCAAAAGCTGGCATAACTTCTCTAATATCTTCAGCTATACCGGGTTGTAATTTATATGTTTCACCTTTGTCTAAATGTTTCATCCATTTACTACCAGAAGTATAGTCTCTTTGTTTTTGACCTCGTTTTTTTCGTTTTGTTTCTGGGTTGTAATATAAAGAGTAAACTTCTTTTATTCTATCCATATCCACATAATCAGCATCTTCTGAACTATATGGTGTAGTTGATTCTATTACTTCTTCTTGTATTGCTGCATCTTCGGCTGGGAATGGACCAGCATACCTTCCTATAATTTCTTCTATGTTTCCTCCTTCAGCTGCTTGCATAACAGGTTGTGCTGGCTGTCTAGTTGGAGCTGGTTGTTGAGGTTGCTGTTCCTGTTGCTGTATCTTTTCTTCTGTTTCTTTCTTGCCTCGGTTATTTATTTTTTCTAGTCTATCATACCCTATTATATTTGCTATCACATCAGGAATAACTACTTCACCGTTTGATACGAGTATTTGTTCAGCATCTGTAGGAGTTTTACCAAAATTTAATTTCATACCTTGTTTTTCTGCATATTCTTTTGCATCTTGTATCATATCATTTATGTCTCGTAATCCTGCATGTCGTACAGCTGCAGCATTTATTACAAATCCATCACTCTCAGCTGGTACATCATCGGCTACACCAGAGTTATCAGCACCGGGTTTATCTACAACACCTATTGGACCAGCTGCTACTCCTCCTCCGGTTGCCATGCCCTTTCCTAAATATTGTCGAATATTTTCAAACTGTGGTTGATACCTTTCATCTTTATGAAACTCATCATAAACCATATGACATCTATTTCTAAGTCCCATTCCAGTG